CGTGACGCTTGTCGTTACTCCCCTTGCAACAGGGAGTGTTGTTCCCTTCCAAGACGGAACTTGGGGGTCGGACTTGGCCCGCGGCGTGACGCTGTTCCCAGATTGGATAGCGATAGGGACGGTAGGAAACATCGCTCAGATTTCGTTCATAAACTACGACACCAAGACGATTACCCTGGCCTCCGCCCTGAGTTGGAGCAATGGGGATTCCGTGTGGCTCTACAAAAAGTCGGACGGGGTGCGCGTCCTCTACGGAACGGCCCCGGACCAGGGCGCTCATCCGTATCCGAGATAGGAGACTAAAATGTCCGTTTTCGGCAATCAGAACATCGGAGCCAGCTGGCTCAACATCTCCGGGTCATACGGCGTTCTCGGCGGCAAGGCCACCCTGGCCGAGGCGGGGATTATCACCTCGATTACCGCGTACTTCGGTCAGGACAGCGGGTCTGGGAGCTATTCATTCGCCCTTTACACGGTCACCGGCGGCGGGGACGGGGCGTTGGTCGGCTACACTGCGCCGGCTGCCATCATCTCGGCCTATGACTGGAGAACGCAAAATCTTGTCACTCCCTATGTCGCCGTGGCGGGGGATTTCTACCTTGAGATTTGGACGAACGGGACGGCCGTTTATACAAAATACGACGCTAGCGGTGTTTTCTCGATAATGTCGGTCCCGGGCACCTTCCCAACTTGGCCCAATCCCCTCTTGGGCTCCGAATTTACAGGGTTGGTTTCCATCTACGCCACCTACACGACGGGCGGGGCCAGCATTACCCCTACCCCAAATGCTCTTGCCGGCACATTCGCATTGGCGGTTCCATCCATCTCCGTCACGACTAACCTGGCTAGCGGAGCCCATGTTTCGACGATAGTGAAGATGAACTACTGAGGCATTGGTGTCCATAAGTTATTTCGGCAATAACGATAACGGCAACGGTCATATTGACTGGACCGGGGGTTATCAGGGAGCTGTTCGATGCTTATGTGGCACTACTGGGACGCTGACCGAAATCGGCCTTAATGTCTATTCCGCTTATACCGGGCATACACATCTCGGTGTTTATGCGGACACCGGGAGCACCACCCAGCCCGGTGCCCTGTTACTGGACGCTGGAGTTCTAACCAATCCTGGCACCGGATGGCAATCCATCACCGGGTTGTCGCTGGCCGTGACTTCGGGGACTTATTACTGGCTGGCGTTTAACCCCGATGGAGCATTGTACTTTTACTGCAATACGGCCAAACAGGACTCATACAAAGTAGTCACATACGGGGCCCTCCCCGACCCCTTCGGGACCATTGACGCGACAGAAAATTATGGGTACTCCATCCGAGCCGGAGTCACGCCACCGGCCACTTCCGTGACTATAACTCCCAGCCCTGTCGCTGGGGCAATGGCGGCGATTGGAGCGACAGCGGCGGCGAGCGCCGTCATTGCCCCTTCTCCATCAACGGGCCAGGTCATCGCCCCAAACGCCCCGGCAATCGAGGTCGATACTTGGGAAAGCGTCGCTCCGATCACGAGTCAATTCGCTACGGTTGGCCCGACTATTTCTATCGCCAACCCAGCAAGCATCACGATCACGCCGGACCCCGTCGGCGGATTATTCGCGGCTATCGCTTCGACCGTTGCGGGCTGGGCCTCTGTCGCTGCTAACGCCATCTCCGGCCTATTCTCAACGGTCGCCTCGACTGTGCTGGCTGGTGCGCTTATTGCCACCCCGGTGCTCGCAGGGCAGTTCAACTTACCGGCCCCGACCGTCACGGCCAGCGTCGTCGTCTTGCCTGCACCTATTGCGGGTCACTTCGGTACGGTCGCCCCGACTTTGCTCACCGGCCTCGTCGCCGCGCCCAACGCGATAGGCGGGCAGTTCAGCCAGATCGCCCCAGCCTTAACGGCATCCGCCGTTATCGTCACCGCACCGATCACCGGGACATTCGCACCCGTTATCCCAACGCTGCTCGTGATATTCAACTGCACGGTCATCCCGACGCCTATTACGGGGCAGTTCTCGCAGGCATCGGCTTCTCCGAGCGGATCGTCGCTTATAGCCCCCAATGCCATCGCTGGTCAGTATTCAAGCATCGCGCCATCGGTTGTTACGCAAATCACAATCGTTCTGGCTCCCGTCACAGGGCAATTCATCGCACCGAATAATCCGGCGCTTTCAATTTCTACGATTCTCGTTGCCGATGCCATAGGCAGTGCGTTCATTTCCGGCATTCCGAGTGTCTATATTGGAACGCTCGTTACCCCTGGCCCCGCCACAGGGCAGTTCGTCGCCCCGAATAACCCGTCGCTATCGATTTCCGCGCTGTTGTCTATGCCTCCATTGCCGGGATCATACGTTCTGGCCGGACCGACAGTGACCACCCAGACCGGCCAGGCAAACATAACTATCGTTGTCGCTCCCATCGCCGGTCAGTTTATCATCCCGAATAACCCATCCTTGAGCGTGTCTCCATTATACGTCACTGCCCCCGTCGTCGGAACATTTACAGCGGTCGCCCCGACGCTCTTCTTTAATGCACTGGCGGGCGTCACGCCGAACGCGGTCTCCGGTCAGTTCTTATGTCCATATCTGACGAGCGCAATAGACGCCGTTCTAATTCCATATGATATTGATGGGCAGTTCTCGTTGCCGACCCCGACGGTAGTGGCAAGCACCGTGGTTGCTCCGAATGCGATCGCCGGGCAATTCATAGCTCCGCCCCCGGTAATGCCAGCGTCTGCCATCGTGACCGCCTCTCTAATCACGGGCCAGTTCATGCTGCCAGCGCCAAGCCTGCAAATCAGCGAGATGACCGTTATCTTCCCGAGTGCGGTCGGGGGTCAGTTCTCGGTAGCTGTGCCAATTATTGCCACGACGGTCAGCATCACCGTGTCCGTCAATGCTATCACCGGGCAGTTCAGTCAGATGGGCCCAACGCCCAGCGTGGCCGTTGCGGCCTCGCCGGATGCTATCGCTGGACAGTTCTCGCAGGCTGGGCCGGTTCTTGCGAGCTCCGCTGTGGTGAATGGGGCACCCGTGTCAGGTAAGTTCAGCGCAGTGCCCCCGTCGCTATCTATAACCGGACAGAGCATCGGCATCGTTGTTGAAGTCATCGCCATAGAGGGTGAGTTCTACGCGCCAGCCCAAAATGCGGAAGGCGACGTGAATGTTTCTGTCGTCCCTGGCGGCGGCCGGTTCTCTGCCGTTGCCCCGTCATTCTTGATTTCGACGGTCATTACGCCAAGCCCGGTTAGCGGAACCTTTACAGCGGTCAACCCGAGCATCAGGGCCAGCGGCTCAATAACGGTCAATCCCGCTCCCCTCGCTGGACGGTTCACGGCACCGAGCGTCTATGTATCCGTCGGGGCCATCGTTAACGTGACGGTCCCGGTGGCGGCGAACCACGGGCGCTTCTGCACCATCAAACCGAAGGTGAAAATCACTCGGTGCCATCGGCTCGTAGCGGGAGCGAGCATCATCGATCGCACCATCCGGCTCCAGAGCCCCATCGTCATCATCACGGACGAGGAGGAGCCATCGGTCATCAACCGCCGGATTCTGCTCACGGGACGCATCATTCCATAGGAGAGCCATTATGCCAATCTACATCGGAGAAGCGGACACCACGATCATCCTGGACTGCGGAGCGGTCGTCACCGCCGCGACCCTGGCCCAAATCCACTACCGCACCCCCTCCGGCATCGAGGGCGTCTGGACTGCGGCGGTGGTCGGGACGACCGAGATTTATTACATCACCGTGGCGAACGATTTGAACGAGGCCGGCCGTTGGCAGATACAAGCATACGTCGAGACGCCCGACTGGAAGGGCTATGGCGATACCTCATCGTTCGAGGTCGAGGAACCGCTCTAGGAGTCAGCCATGAGTCTGAATAAATACGCATTGACATCGACCGACGAGGCGCTCGCCTATCTCGGCGTATCGCCGCGCAAGAACGCACTCTGGGTTTCCGCGACCGCAACGGACGCGACCGCCGCTACCGTCGAGGCGTCCAGCGCTGCCTTGACGCTCATCATAACGGGTGGGACAGATGGCGGGACAACGACGTTCACGTTCACCGACCCCGACTACAACACGATGGTCGAACTCGTTGCCGGCATCAACGCAACCTCCGGCTGGTCGGCAGGCCTACTCTGCGCGGAGCAATCCGACTCTGCTTATCTTGTCTCGACTGGGTCAATGGCGTGCCTCAACGCGCCGACGACGTTGCAGACCATCGATGCATGGACTGTTGAGCGGCTCATCGAGCGCGCCTCGGACTATATCGAGCGCTATTGCAACCGCAAATTCGTCGCCCGTCAATATACGAACGAAGTCTACTGGGGCAACGACAACCCGCGCCTCGTGCTGGACCAGTATCCGGTGAACCGCGTCAACAGCATTAAGTGCGGACGCACGACGGCGGGGCTCATCGCTTGCTCGAACGCCGCCAGCACCGCGTACATCGAAATCACCGACACATCGTTCATCCTGACGGCGGACAACGTGACCGTCGCCACGCTGAAACTTTCCGATTATGCGAACATCGGACTTCTGCGCGACGCTATCAACGCGGTCCCCGGCTGGTATCTCGAACTCTATGGCATCTATTTCGCCAACAACATCTACGTCTCAAATTTGCAGACGACAGAGTTGCTCCCGTCCTACGGAGCCCGCTGGGATTGTTATCCGCGCCGGCTGGGCATCGAGGTCACGAATTTTTATCTCGACTACTACCTCTTCGAGAAAGGACCGGGCTCGGATGAGCGGCGCAATCCCGGCATTCTCTACTACCCGAGCGGGTTCTCTCGGAGCCTGGAATACTTTATCACCTACTGGGCCGGATATCAGCAGATACCGTACGAACTCGAACTCGCGTGTCTGGAGTTGGTGAAGTTCAAATACAACATGATTTCCAAAGACCTCGCGCTCAAGGAGGAGCGGCTCGGCGACTACACCTACACGCTCGCCGACTTCAAGAGCGGGATGCCGGAGCAGGTGCGGGCCGAACTCGCACAATTCAAGAAGGTAGTCATCTGATGCCGACGACGATCTCCATCAACGACGTGGGCGTGAAACTCTGGACCTCGGACGCCAACGAGATTCCGGTGCTGATGCAATGGGTGTCCGAGCAATATGAGGACATGAAGCGCCGGGGCGTGACGGACGCTTGGCGGTGGGACTTCCGACCGGACGAAAAAGCGCGACTTTTGGCCGAGGATGAGCATCAGCCATGAATCTTTGTCGGATTCCCTCGCAAGCGCTTCAACTCATCGATGTCGATGCGCGGGTGGCGCGCCTGCCACGCGGCGACGCGGCAGGCCGAACTGCAATAGGTTTGCCATTTCCGAAAAACAGCGAACGCCTTGCCGCACATCAAGCATTTCCGATGGTCGCGATTATCCCGCATCATAACTTCCTCCAAAATAATCATAATTCGGCAGGCCCTTATTTTCCCTTACGCCACGGATGTATATCCGGGACTCCAGGACGGTCTGGAAAATCATCGCACCTTTTAGCCGATTACACTCCGGGCACGCCGCAATCATATTGTGTTCCGAATTGTCGCGAGAATAAGCGAAGCACAGAAAGTGGTCCCACTCAATCCGCGCTCCTCCTCCGAAGCGCTTCCCGCAATAGAGGCATTGGTGATTCTGGAAAGCGAGGATTTGCTTCTTCACTGTCGCCGGGGGCTGTTTCCTTCGCAACGAGCCCTCCGCCTCCCGCTTCAATTTGCACGCCTGCGTTTCCAGCTCATACGGCTGACCGCAACATTGCAGAGCGCCATCGATTAGGAATCCATATGATTTGCACGCTTCACAGTAAACGCGCAGGAGCGCGACCTTGCCGAAAATCGCCTTCACGGGCGCGTGGCGGGGAATTTCACAGGATGCGGCGCCTGTTCCGTTATAACGCATCCGCGTCGTCTTTCTCGTCCATGTGTTGCTATATGCATTTTAACGCAACTGGACCGCATAGTCAAGGGGTTAGACAGCCATGAGTCGCGACAATCTCTACAACCGCACCGTCAACATCACGCGGGCCGTCTATACGGCGGACGAGTTGGGCGGGAACTCTTCCAAGTCCTACGCGCTCGTCCGGCCCAACGTCCCGTGCCGGTTCAACAGTCTGTTCACGAAAGAGATGCTGTGGGACTACGATAAGAAAACCGTGTTCGCCAACTACAAAGTCTATCTCGAATATCTTGATGGACTCAAAGAGGGCGACCGGTTGGTTCTGGATGACGGCTCCGTGTATGACGTGAAACTCATCATCCAATGGGACATGGCCAAGACCTACATGGAACTCGCCGTGATGGAAGTGCGCTGATGGAAATCAACGTCAAAATCGAAGGGCTGGATGCGCTGTTCTCGAACCTCCAAGAGTGGGGCAAGCGCAAGCAGGCGAAGATGCAACAGGCGTTGAAATGGGTCGCCGCCGACATCGAGCGCGACGCGAAGTCGATGTGCCCGTGGAAAACGGGCCGGCTCCGCGCCTCGATTTCCTACAACTGGACCGACAGCGGCAAGGGGTTCGGCTCGGTTGACGGCAAGGCTGATACGGCGGACGGCGTGGGTCAGCCGACCGATGTCCCGGCGGGCGGGTTCGCCGTCGTCGTCGGGACGAACGTGGAATATGCCCCCTTCGTGGAATTCGGGCACACAATCCATGCCGAGAAGCAGAGCGTCACGTCGAGTTATGTCGCCACCTACGTGGCCGGGCGCCCGTATCTCTCGCCGGCGTTCTTCTCTCACATGAATGATGTGTATCCGCGCCTGCAAGCGGCGCTCAATGAAGATGAAGGGCTGAAATAATGTACCTGAGGATTTTCTCCGACTTCATGATGCCGCTTCAGAACGGCAACGAGTGGCAGATGTTCATCGAATTCGCGGCGGCTTATTTCGCGCACCGGGACATCACGGACCCGGTTGTCGTCGAGATCGGCACGTGGGACAACCGCCAGAAGCGGTTCTACGAGGCGGCGATGCACGCCCGGCACTTCGGCGTGGACCTGAAAACCGACGGCATCTTCAAGCCCGATATTCTCGGCGACAGCCACAACCCCTTAACGCTTCAGGATTATTTCGACTTGAGCGGGCACGCGCCCATCGACCTGCTGTTCATTGACGGCGACCACACCTATGAAGGCATCAAGGCCGATTATGAGTTATGGGGACCGAACGCCCCACGGCTCATCGCATTCCACGATGTTGACAACAAGAAGGAGCCGGGGGCGATGCAATTCTGGGAATACCTGCGCCGCGAGTATGAGGATAAATCCGACGCGACGTTCATCAAGTTCTCGTGCTGGTCCGACCCGTGGAAGATGACCATCCCGAATCTCGGCATCGGCGTCATGGTGAAGCAGATATGAGCGACACCTGCATCCTCGTGACCGCCTTCCTCCGGGACGATCTCACCCAGCGGTGCGTCGAGTCCATCCGTCGGTTCTACCCGGACATCGACATCTTCATCGGGCACAACGGGCACGCGGACCAGCAGGCGGCGCTCCGGCCGTTCTGCAAACGAACGTGCTCGACGCTCGTCCGCCATCCGTTTGACCTCGGGGTGGGCGGCGTGCGGAACGCGACGCTGGAGCAGATACCGGCGCAGTTCCGATACATCTTCGTATGCGAGGACGACATCCTCTTCACGGAGGAGACCGTCATCGAGAAACTCCGTCAGGTGCTGGACGCAGAGCCAACCATCGGGCTCGCTGGCGGTCATCTCCTTCAGCCGGGAGTCGGCGAGCGCCACTACGAAGCGATGATGAAGATTCAGGACGATAATTTCTATGTCACCAAACTCATTCGTCCGGAGTGGCTCGCGGCCGGAGCGACCGGGAAGCCGTCAATCAGGTTCTGCAAGTGCGACCTCATTCTCAATGTGTTCCTGATGCGGCGCGAAGCGTGGGAGTCGAATCCATGGGACGCGCAGTTCAAGACCGCGCTGGAGCATTGCGACTTCTTCTGGTCGCTCAAGACGCGCACGAAATGGCGGGTCGCCTATGTGCCCGAGGTCACGGCAACGCACGACCACGGAAAAGACGCTGACCGCAAAGAGTACGACCATTATCGGAACCGCCCGAAAGGGTGGCGGCTGTTCGGGCAGAAGTGGGGCGTCTGGCAGTCGTGGAACGACTGGAACGCGACGAACCCGATTTCATTCTTCGACATGGAGGAGCGCGTGGAGATTGACCCGAAAGACCCTATCCTGGCGACGGCCATCGAAATCCTCAACCGCCACGGCGTCAAGTGGTGGCTGGAGGCCGGGACCTGTCTCGGCGTGTTCCGCGACCGGAAACTCATGCCGTGGGACCCGGACATTGATATCGGCATCGCGCCGGAGAACAGCAAATCATGGGATGCGCTGAAGAAAGACTTTATCGCCGCCGGATTCGAGCATTATAAAGACTGGCGGCGCGGGCCGCGCGTGCTGGAGGTGTCGTTCTGGAAGAACGCGGGCGGCGATAGAATCAAGTTCGATTTGTTCTTCTTCGGCGTGCGCGGCGATATGTGGTGGCACGGCGCTTGGGGTCCCGAGCAGGCGGGCAAAGAGAACCGCGACTTCCTGCCTCATGTGTTCTCCGCCGAGTTGTTCAAAGAACTGGAGCCGGTCACTTATCGTGGGATGGAAGTCTATCTGCCGGCACCGACGGAGAAGTATCTCGCCGAGCGCTACGGAAAAGACTGGCGGACGCCGGACCGCGAATACAAGTATTGGCTCGACTGCGAGGCCATCGACAAGAACTTCCTCAAGGATAACCGGACGGTGTTCGTCGGCGGCGTGTGGGACTTGTTCCACGCCGGGCATCTCAACATCCTCCGCAACTGCCGTCGTCTTGGGCGAGTCGTCGTCGGAGTGCTAACCGATGAAGCGGCGGCCCGCTACAAGGCGAAACCTATCATCCCGTTCGCCGAGCGGAAGGAAATCGTCGCCTCGCTCGACCTCGTGGATGAGGTCATCACGCAGAACGACAAGAACCCGATACAGGACTTCCAGAAACTCGACATCCATCCCGACTATCTGGTTCACGGCGACGACTGGGACGCCTGTCCCGGCGCGGAGTTCGTCGAGACGTTCGGCGGCAAGGTCGTGTTCTTCCCGTACACGCGGGGCATCTCGTCCTCCAGCATTCGCGGGCGAATCCTGAACAACGCCGCGCTGATGAAGGAGTCGCAGAAGTCCGTGGAGCCGAACGCATGGGCCGGGAAAATCGCCATCGCTATCAAGACGTTCATGCGCGAGCCGGTGCTGATGCGGGCGCTCGACACAATCGAAAAGAATTGCCCGTTGCCGTATAAAATCTATATCGCCGACGACGGGCCGACGCCGAGCGACGCGAAAGCGTACCGCTACGCGAAACTCATGGAGCAGGGCCACGCCGTCATCCGGCTCCCGTTCAACTCCGGCATCTCTGCCGGCCGGAACGCGATGGTCAAAGCCATCACCGAGGACTATGTGCTGATGATGGACGATGACATTCTCATCCCTCCGGGCGACGGGTTGCTGAAGATGAAAGAGGTGCTGGACTCCGACTCGAAACTCGGCGTCGTCGCCGCGTTGCTCGGGCTTGAGAACAGCCTCGAACTCTACGGCGGCAAGACCTATGCGAATGGTCTGCGGTTCGAGCGCAACGGCGCGCTCCTGCTCCGCGTCAGCGCTGGCGGGGCGGTCTCCGAGACCGGCGGGGTGCTGTTCAAGTACGCCGACCAGGCGCCGAACTTCTTCCTCGCCAAACGTCAGGTATTTGACAGCGTGCGGTGGGATGATAAAATCCTCGTTGAGTGGGAACACATGGACTTCTTTCTCCGGCTCAAAGAGGCCGGATGGAAGGCGGCTGTCTGCGTCGATGTGCGGGCCGTTCATCAGCGTTCCGAGCCGACATACGAATACGAGGGATATAGACGGGCCGGGGTGCCGTCATATTTCCTGCAAAAGCACGGGCTCGAAAAGGTCATCAATCAATATGCGTAAGACATAAGGCATGAGGCAACTCCGTGACATATACGATGCAATGGAACATTGGATTTTATGATCTGCTATCCGCTCTCTACGCGCGGCTGACGACGGACAGCGTGACCTCTGCCTACCGGATATATGATGAGGTGCCGGAGACGGTGGCGTTCCCGTTCGTCCACATCTCCGGGCCATACGGCGTGCGCTCGACGAACTTTTCGGCGCAGGACCGATTCTCAGAGAACCACATCGTCACCATCGACATTTTTTCCGACTATGCCGGAAACAAAGAGTGCGCCGAGATGATGAGTGCCGTGAGCCAGGCGGTGAGCGGAACGCCGCTCACGGTCACGGGCTACAACGTGCCGCTCGTGTTGATAGATTTGTTCGATATTCTGATTGATGCCTCCGCGCCGACGCACGTCGTCCGGCACGGAATCATCCGATACCGGTTCCATCTGGAGCCGACAACTTGAGCAACTTAACAACGAAAGTTCACAGGAGGAACTTATGACTACAGGTGCTGTTACTGGGCTTTTCTGCACAGTCAAAATTGGAACCTACGTCGTGGCGGGCGCCAAGACCGTCACGCTGACGCTTGCGGGCAAGGCCGTGGATGTGTCCTCGGCGGACGACATCGGCTGGGCCTCGTTCCTGCTTGGCCGGCGCGATTGGAAGGTCGAGACCGACGGGCTGTACATCTACAGCGACACGGCAAAGAAACTGCTCTGGGCCTACTGGATGCAAACGATGTCGTCAGCGTCGGCGGTGACCCCGCTCGCGATTATCTTCACGACACCGGACGGAAACACCTACACCGGCTCGGCAGTCCTCACGGATCTGACCTGGAAAGGTCCGTATGACGCCGAGATGACCCACAAAGCGACGTTCCAGGGCACGGGAGTGCTTGCGGCGGCTCATTCATAATTTTCACATAGAAGGAGGCTTCATGCCTGTTCAAGCCATCCCAATCGAACTGGGCGGCGAGAGCCACACTCTGCGCTATGATTTCCGAGCGCTGGCGAGACTGGAAAAGGAATTCGGCACCCCTATCGTTGACATCGGCGAGCGGCTCAAGGGCAAACTGAACCTTGCCGATTTGACGATTCTTCTATGGACCGGACTGCTCCACGAGGACAAGTCCATGACGCAGGAGAAGGCCGAGGACCTCGTTGGCGGAGAGGACATCCTCTACCTCGCCTCAAAGGTGACGGAAGCGTTGACGGCGGCATTTCCGGCCGTCAAGGAGCCGCTAAAAAACTGACCGAGGGCGGGGAGCCTGCCGAGACGCCAGACTTGTTGACGCAGGCTTTCGCTCTCGCCCTCGGCGCGTTGGCGCTCTCGCCGTTTGAGTTCTGGGTGATGACGCCGATGGAACTTGACGCGATGGCAGACGGATACCGCCTGCGCGAACGGCAAGCGTGGGAGCGGACTGCTTGTCTCCTGTCGGCTCTGACGGGACAGAAAATTGACCTCGACAAGATGCTACAACCGTTGAAATCGACAAAGCATCGGCCCGCAGTCGCGGAGCCGACGACTCAAGCAGAGGCCGATAAGTTCATCGACGAGATGAACGCGATAAACGACATGAGCGCGAAACAGAAGCGGGAGCGGTGGCCGGAACTGTTCGGGGAGGCGGCGGGGCCGCAAGCCGTGGAGGACCTGCTGAAGAAGAAACCCGGTGAGATGATGGAGAACTAAGATGGCCGACGCTGGTACGCTCTACGTTCAAATCGGCGCGAAGATGGACGACCTGACGTCCGCGCTGACGCAGGTCGCTTCGCTCCTCCAGCAGTTATCAGGAAAGGCCTCGGACGCTGGTCAGCAGATGGCCGATGGGCTGAACAAAGGGGTTGCTCCGGCTGGCGACTTACAGAAAGGCCTACAAGGCATCGTCGGGCAATTCGCTGTCGGCGCTCTCGCTGCTCAGGCGTTCAATTCTGTGATGGGTGCATTCAAAGATGCCATCGCTGACTCTATCAAGAACGCCATAGAACTGGAGAGCGCTGACGCAAAACTCGCCGCCACGCTTGAGGTGACGGGCCGGAGCATCGGGGATAACCTCGAATATTACAAGCAGTTCGCTGACGCCCAGCAGAAATCTACCACATACTCCAGGGCCGAGGTCGAAGCCTCTGCCGCACTTGCCTTGCAGATGACCACCCTCAGCAAGCAGGGCATCGCCCAGGTCGTCGAAGGCGCGATGGGATTGGCCTATGTGTTCGGCGGGGACTTACAGACAAGGACTCGGCAGGTCGCCGATGGGATGGAAGGCGTATATGGCCGCCTGACAATGCTCATCCCGCAGTTGAAATTCGCCACGACCGAGGCTGAGAAACACGCCATCTTCATTGACGTGCTGAATAAATCCTATCGTGCCGCCCAGGAAGCCATCTATACAACGGCGGGACAAATCCAACAGGCGAAAAATGCCTGGAAAGAATTTTCCGCCAACGCCGGAGCAGCAGCGCTCGCCGTCACTCACTTCCGAGATATCCTCAAAAGCCTGACAGACATTATGGAGTGGACGCGCAATATCTCCGGGTCTAACGCGGCGCAGGAAAAACTTAACCAGAGTATCGCCGAGGGAATGGCAAAGGCTCAAAACTTCTCTGGCACGCTCAAGATCCTGACGCCCACGATGAAAGAGATGGGCGATGTCATAGCGAAAGGCGATAAGAGCTGGGAAGATTACAAAAACCATCTGAGCGACATGGATGCCTGGCTCATAAAGATGAAGCCCCATGTCGAAGCGCTTTCGGCGGCCACAGAAAGATTCTTCGGGGAATCTCCGAAGCCGGTGTTCGACCAGGCCGAGGCGTTTAAGGAACTCGGAATTTCAACGGGCGAAAAATTGCAGACCGAGTTGCAGCAGGCGAAGGATTTGCTGGCGGCCTATCTTCTGAATGCGAACCCGTTGCCAAAAACCATCGAAGCCATTCGGGACAAAATCACCGCACTAACGGAAGCCTTGAAACTTCATGCGCAGGCCTTTGAGATTCTGGAGACGGATATCCCGCAGTACGGCAAACTCATATCCCAGGGTCTGTGGCAGGAGACACAGGGACTCAACGTCGTCACCACGGAACTCGGAAAACTTGGCCCTCTTCAATCGAAGTTCCTGTGGGACACCATTAATCTTCAAAACCAGACGACGCGAGTCTGGAAGACTATCGGCGACACGGTATCACGGGCTGCCCGCTCGATGGGGAGCGAATGGGCGAACCTGAGCGAGGAACTCATCACCGGAGAAATCAAGGTCCAGCAATTCTTCGAGGGAATCTGGAAGTCCATCCTAAAGTTCTTCATCCAGATCGTTGACCAGATGATAGCGAAGTGGCTCATCTTCGAGGCGCTGACCGCGATGGCAAACTTCTTTTCCGGCGGCGTCAGCGACTTCTTCAGCGGGCTCGCCGGGAAAATCGGCAATCCGTTCGGCGGGACAGGGGGCGGGTTCGCCAATGTCGAAACAATCATGGGCCAGCAGGGCTGGCAGGGCATCGTGAGCCAGCCGACGCTGTTCCTCGCCGGCGAGGCGGGACCGGAGGGCGTCTCCATCACGCCGGGCGGGTTCGGTGGCGGCGGAGGCGGCGGCAACATGACCATCAACCTCAACGTCACGGCGATGGACGGAGCCAGCGTCCTGCGTGTCTTTAGAACGCAACTCATGCCGCTCATCCAGGACGGGCTTAATCGACGGTTGTTCACCGTCCCGCGCAACGCGCTAGGAGGCATCTGATGTCCAGTAGAATCCTCTACAACAACCTCTGGGACGGCGGGACGCTGACCGACAGTTCCGAAGCCTCCGGCTATTCCGGCACGAATACACAACAGCGGTGGCCGACGCGGGTATGGCGCTCGACCGGAATCACGAGCGAGTGGATTAAAGTCAATCTCGGCTCGGCGAAAGCCATCCAAGCGCTCGTCCTCCACGACCACAACCTCACGGCCGGCGCGACTGTCACGCTTCAGGGCAATGCCACAGACTCATGGGGTGCCCCGTCCTACAATCAGGCGCTCACGTGGGCCGTGGCGGGCGACGGGCCGTACACGACGTTCTGCTATTTCCCCGCCTCGACGCAGACCTACCAATGGTGGCGGCTGACGATCGCTGATACCGGAAACACGGCGGGCTATCTCTCCGTCGGGCGAATCTTCCTCGGCCCGTACACCGGACTGACCCGCACCTACAAGTCACGGAAATCGTCCTACGAGGACCCGTCGGTCGTCGAGACTTCCATCGGGGGCCAGAAAACATCGTTCCAGTTGACGCGCTATCGAACGTGGCAGTATGACCTGCCGAACATCGCGTCGGACAAATCGACGCTTCTTGGCATTCTGAAGGTGGTCGGCACCAGCGTCCCGTGGTTCTTCTGCGAGGATTCCACCTATCCGTCCGTGATGACGTTCTACGTCCAGTATGCCGGGGCAATGAGTTTCTCCTACAATGCCGACGACTATCAGGTCGAAGCGGCGTCAATGAAATTGGAGGAGATGAGATGACGGTCCCGCTGGAGATAGCGAAGCCGGACTCGAAACTGGCGTTCATCTTCGAGATTGAGGTCGGTCAGCGTATTGATACTGCCTCGTGGTCGTCCGAAGGCTCCAGCACTTACTCGACGCTCGCGTGTCTGACGGCTCCGGCCGAGGTGCATGAGGCCAGCAACACGACGTTCGTGACGACTGATGACCAGTCGGTCGGGAGCGTGGCAACCTGCAAGATTACGGCCGGTAGTTATTACTACGACCCCGCCGCCGCGAAACTCTACCTCCACGCCATCGCCGGCAACAATCCGAGCGATACGACGATCGCGGTGATGGCGTTCTACTGGCGGCGGTTCTGTGACCAGCAGTACCCGCCGCCCTATACCATTGTCGATATCGGAGGCTTTGAAATCGAGCCCCGACTTCTCAAAGACTCCATTCCGGACATCACGCTGGAATTGACGATGTTCTATGAAGGCACCCAGCGCCAGACATGGGACACCATCACCATCGCCAACGGTGACGGCGCGTATGACCTGGACATTGTGAACTTCATCTGGGAGTCGCGCCTCTGCTACCTGAAAGTCGTCGTTCCGGGCGAGGCGTATTCCGCCGCCGTGAACTGTGTGCGGGCCAGAACGGGCAAGGTGACCTGGGCCGATGACGTTCTCAGTATAGACATCGAGGACCAGATGCTCAATACTGATTAATGACGATTATGATAAACACGATTATACCGCTCCGCAATTACGACATTGTGACATATCCGAATATCGACCCGACTGCCGTCGGCAACGCCATCCCCATCGGATACGGCACGTTGACGAACATCACCCCGACACAAATCGACACGACGGCGCACACATTCAAAATCGTGGACCAGAGCATCCATGCCATCGACGCCATTCGCTCGGCGACGAAGAATCCGCTCATCCTCGGCCTCGATTACACGCAGGACTTGACGACCGGGCAGTTCACGCTCATTTTCAACCAGAAGTTCTCGGTCGGCATCGGCCACACATATTACTTCTCCGTCGAGGGCGACTTCGCCATCAGCGGCTCCAACTATGTTGTCGTCGGCGAGAGTTCAAGCGTGGCGAACGGGCAGGGCTATACAATCAACGGTTCTCGGGGCTGGAGTTCAACCTCCGGTCAATCCGTATCGTTCCAACTCTACGGAAAGGTGTCGGTGGACGCTGCCGAGACATTATATATCGACAACTCAGATACCAGCGGGACGGCTAAAAATTTGAGGAACTCCGCGACCGACACGGCCATCGGGCAGGCGTTCACGGTCGGCACGCAGTTCTTCCCGACGAAACTCATTCTCTATGGCGGCTCGGTCGTCGGCACGCCGAGCGGGAATGTCTGGGTCAAGTTCTATTCGTCGAAATCTCCGGAGACGCAGTTCGGGCCGCTGACGGCCACCATCCCGGCAAACGAGGCGACCGACGGCGCGCAGTTGGCCACGCCGCTCTGCAACGAGGACACGAACCTGACGTGCGACATCCAGGGCCCCGTCAACGGCTCCAGCGTCGTTATCACCACCGCCGACGATGTCATCTATGATATCGTCGTCGGCATCATGGGCTACCCCGCCGCGACGCTCGACGCGACGGCGCTCGCCGCGATGCATACCCGATGCACACAGACGCTGGGGATCTTCGTTGACCGGCAATTGACATTCGGCGACTTCAATAGCCAACTCGAACAGACGGTCCTCTACAAGTGGACGCCCTACCATGACGGCACCTACGGGACGGTCGTATTCCTGAGCGGCACGCCCGCCAACACGCCGGTGCTGGCCGACGAGGACTTCATCATGTTCAATGTCATCCACGAAGTGCAGGCCATCCAGAAGCACATCAACATCAAATACGCCGAGAGCCTGGACGGGCAGACGTTCAAGGCGAAGGATATGGTGTCGAATATCTCCAACTTCTTTTACTCGAACGCCGAGTCGTTGGAGATGGAGACGTACCTCGTCGCCGATGCCGATGCGGCGGCGCTCTGCGCGAACTTCCTGACGCTCTACCAACAGCCGCAAATCCTCGTTGATTTCGAGGTCCACGGTTACGGGCTGAACCTCGTGCCGGGGCGCGACAAAGTGAGCATCAGCCGCAAGCGGGCCCCCTGGCCGGGCGGCGCGATGACGAACGTGCTGTTCCGCATTATGAAAATCGTCAAGAAGCCGCAGAGCGCGACGACGGAAATCATCGCCCAACTCGACACGCAGACCATCATCTATACATAGGGGATAAGCCATGCCGGTATCAGGAAAACGAATCGCGCTCAAGCAGGACGTGGAAGCGCTGTCCAGAAAATTGCAGAACATGATAAACCAAGCGGCCGGGGGACAACAGGCGGCGATTGCCTCTCCATCTGGCGGTAGCGTTCAGGACACGGAGTGCCGGGCCGCTGTGAACCAAATCCTAGATGCTCTCCGTGCAATAGGCCGGATAGGGACGTGAGGAGGACATCATGGGCAAGATAGCAGGGCTAGACGTTCCAGTCACCATCCCCGATGGGGAAGTTTTAGCGCGGAGCGGGAATGCCATCGCCGGAGCCTCTTCGCCAAACGGGCCCGCATCAGCACCTGCATGGGGCGGCATCACCGGCACGCTTTCCGCGCAGACGGACCTTAACTCAGCATTGGGCGGAAAAGTCGGGACGGGGGATAGCCGTCTTTCCGACGCACGGACGCCCACGGCGCATTCCCATGCTCCGGCCGATGTCACCGGCACAGCAGTCGTGACAGCGGACAGCCGCCTCTCGGATTCGCGGACGCCCACGAGCCACGACAATGCCCTGCATACCGTAGGCGTTACGGCCGGGGCGAGTGCTCCGGGGGATTCAGCGGCCGAGGGTTCTAGCGCGTCCGTGGCGCGGGCCGACCACCGGCACAGCCGGGAGTCCTTTGGGACGGGGGCGGGTACGATCTGCCAGGGGAACGATTCGCGGCTATCTGACACGCGCAGCCCGGACGTGAACTTTTACCGTCACTATGGGGTTACGAATTACGAGGCCTGGTATACCTCGCCGCGTTCGGGCACGGCCCTCTCTGGTACGGCCCTCGTGGCGGCCCGTATGTACGCGATGCCTTTCCTCAGCCCGAAAGCCATCACCCTGGACCGGATCGGGGTCTACGTTTCAACCCTCAGCACGACCACGGCGCGGCTGGGAATCTACGCGGATGGCGGCAACTGCTACCCGGGCAACCTGCTCCTAGATGCGGGGACAATAGACGTGACCTCAACCGGAGCCAAGACCATCACGATTAGCCAGGCCCTAGCGGTCAACACGCTCTGCTGGCTCGTCATCGTCTGCGCGGCTACCCCGGCCATCTACTGCATCCCGGTGGCGGGCGTCATCAACGTACTCGGCACGTCGAACGCTCTCGGCACGGCCATGAACTGCGGTCTGTACGTAGCGCAGACCTACGGTGCGCTACCCGGGACATTCCCGTCATCCCCCACCCTCATCACGGCGGCGCCGATCCCAGCCATTTTTGTGCGCTTATCGGCCTAACCGCAGAATCGCTTAAGGGCGACCCGCGAGTCCGCACCAGCCTCCGGGCATTTCACCATATTCATACGGATGTGTTCCTCTGCTATTTGGCCCAGGGACACCGATGAACTCTATCATTCCGATGCGCCACATGGCGCACTTATCCTCTAGGCAGGGCCCGAACTCTCGGTATTCCGCGGGCTGGCAGGTCAGGTGAATTCGATATGGACATAGTTTTGGTTCGCTCATACCCATTCCCAACCCTTCGTTAGACTTGGTTTCTCCCCGGATCGCTGGTGTATCTGTTCAAGCATCCCGGCGATGATGATCTCCGTCGCGCGCTTCGGCCCCTCGATGTTAATCAGATCTGGCGAGACGTTCGAGCGGAGCAGGAGAGCTGCCGCGTACCGACGGTTTGGCCGCCAGCGGACGATCACTTCCACGTCGCCTGTCAGTTTCCTTTTTGCGCGGCCCATCAGAGTTCCATCGCCTCTATCTCAGCGATAGCCGTCGATCCGTTCTCGGCGCGGTCCACCAACTCGAACACCCGCTCATTCCATCCGGCGATGAATGACATTCCCGTGGCGCGGTCGATGCGGACGGGCGTCGTCCCATATCCGGCGAGGTCGATATAATAGCCGCGAGCGGCGGGGAACTGCGCGTGATATTGGGCCCAAAGCGTTGCGGACTCATGCACGATGCCGTAGCCGTAGCGAGGATCGCTGTCCCACCATTGGCAGTCGGTGAAGAAGATGACCTTGTCGAACTCGGCTTTGCTCTGGAGCAGGAATTTGAGTGCCAGATATCCGTTCGTTGAGCCGCCGAGCGTGCCTTGCATCTTCGAGAGGTGCGCCGCGTTCGCCAGGACCCCGGCGCGCGGCAGGTTCACGAGTTGGAACCGGTCGGCGAACAGCCCGACCTTCGGGTTCTTCAAGTACGTGTTGAGCAGAGAGGCCATGACGATGCCGACCTCATAGAGTTTGACCTTCGATTGGGAGGACAGCGCATTGTCCATCGATCCGGAGATATCGCAGACCAGCATCACGCGGTCGTCAGTGTCGATGCCTTTGATGTTCTGGGCGGCGACCGTCATCGCCTGCTCCAGAGCCTCCGCGACCCGGCGGTCGAACTTCAATCCATCCATTGCCGACAATTCCCGCGCGGCCGAGAAGAAACGGAACGGGAACTGGCGGGAGCGCATGACTTCCTCTTCGTTGCCGAGCCGGGCGCAGACTTGCTCGACGTGCGCGCTCGAAACGCCGGCGCTCAGGATGTTCCGCAGATTGCGGAGCAACGCCATATAGCCGACCTTGCCGGAGTCCAGCAACGCTTCCCACGTCTCGCGGTTGTTGCCCTTCGCGGAGAGTTCCGATTCCCACGTATAGGCGGCTCCGAGTTCGTTGGCGGCGATTTTCTTGTAGAGCGCCTCACGCTCGGCTGTCGGCTTCGGGTGGCAGAGGAACATCACATCGCGGAGCGAGATGCCTTTGCCCGCACCGGCCCATTTAGAGAATTGATACTCGTCGAATCGCCCGAACGCATCGGCCAGCCCGAGTTGCAGTTGGTGGGACATCTTCGAGAGTTGCTTGGCTCCGGTGCGCGGGTTGAGAAGCGCGTAGCATGAGAGCGTCTCCGTCAACTCATCGACGCGCCGGATGACGCGGCCCGCGACCCGTCGCACGAGGTCGTCGCCGCTGTGTAGTTGTGCGAGTTCGGCCAGTAGCATGATGGGGATTGAGCGGAGCCACATCGACTCACGGCAATAGACGGCAAGCCGCGCCGTGAACTCCGGCGGGGCGCTCTGCACGAGCCGCGTGAGGCGCTCCAGTTCCGCTTCGGTTGTCGCATAGAACTTGTCGCTCAAAAGACTCGTGACGGCCAGCGCATACAACTCCGCCTTCGCTTCGAGCGTGTAGGCGGGCGCGCCTTCGTAGTTGACCGTCGGGGCTTTGGAGGCCGAAGTGTTCCGGCCTTTCGTCGTGGTGTTGAACCTCGTCATTTCCTTTCCTCCTCCGTGCGAGATATTTATGACGAGGGAATCAGCGGACGCGGAGGTGCCTTGCCATTAGGCTACGCGCCCGGCGGCGCGGCAGGACTCGAACCTGCAATCGTTGTTATACGAAGTATCCGCATCCTACGCCACTCGTCTCATTGGCGAATATTTCAACGCGGGAACAAACGATAGCGGGAACGTATGCGCGCAACGGCTTTCGCCGTCCGCCTTCACGCTCCACAGGCGAAGTAACCGCCATCTACGCCACGCGTCTGATGCATTAAAAAAGCAAGGGCGGAACAACGGAGGAACAATCGCCAGGGCCTTTGTTTCAAGCGAAGGATTCCCCGGCTACGCCATCCGTAAAGGTCGATGCGATGAGACGAGGAGTTTGGCACTACATCGACCCTCATCGGCGCGGCCTTCGTATCTTCGCGCTACCACTGCGCCATGTTCGCCGAAACGAACAGGTGGAATCGAACCACCGACTTAAGATTTGCATTGAAGTATGCCACCCCTACGCCAGCCCTTTGAATTCATAAAAGAATTGTTCTTGGCTTTCTCATCTCGTCTCTCGCAATTCTTATAACACACGTCGATAAATTTTGCAAGTTCTTTTTTATCGGGGTGCCAGAACTGCCGTCAAAAAAACCGCCACCGCCTTCTGTCCCCTCGAAAGATTTTTTATAACCATCGCCGTATCAACGACATAGAAAAATCTTTTTACTTGCTATTCGTTTTAATGAGTTTTATACTGATGCCATGATAGACAAGATGATGAGCAGACAGGAAGAGCCGGCGGCCACGGGGTCGAGCCTAGCCTGTCTAAAAGATATGCCGCAAGTCAACGACAGACGTATCCGCGCAGGGGCCAGAACCCATCGCACAGACTTCGATGGGCGCGTCCCTGAGAGTCCCGGAACGGTCACGCTGTAACGGCAACATCACGACCGGATAGGGAACGAGTCGGACGCTCATAAAGAGCGGAGACCGAAAAGTTCATAAGCCGGTGACACCTCAAAACACCTCGGGGCGGCGGGCGCGGGTCCGCCTCTCTATTTGAGGGCGCGAATTAATCGTAGCCGATGGCTGGGGCCGCAAGGCACCGTTGACAACGGGGTACAACATAAGCCCATCGGAGCGTTGGCAATCGCCGCTTTAAATCGCGCCTTCAAACGGGGACGACCCCTAATTCAATCGGAGGTGTTCAAATGGCAGTCAATCTTTTGGTGGGCAATCTGGTGACGGCGCTGTTGGAGGCTTCGGCCGAGCGGGACAATGCTGACCATTATGTAATTCTGAATGCCGACCTAGCGAAGTCCAAGCACATGAGCAAGTCGGACAAAGTGGCGGCGGCGGCGCGGGAACGGTATTTCAAAGGATTCCGCTACGGGGCGATGGTGGCCCAGCACATCATCACCGACCAACTCATCGACGCCGGGATGGGCGACGATGCGTGCCTCAACTTCATCTTTGGCAGGTAATCGCAGGCCACAGCGGCGCGAGCCGCTGAAATGCGGCAGGCCGGTTGGTAGCCCGGTCGTCGTACATCTATTTAGGAGGTGTTTCGTGGGACAACAGTATTACCGGGAGACGACGGCGGCGGAGTGGCTCAAGGAGGCCAAGGAGGCCGTCCAGCACGCCATCGAATGTCTCGGGCAGATTTCGGGGATTGGCGTTGACGTTCGCGACGAGATATTCAACACCCCGAAGTCCAGGTGCCGCTGTTCTCAGTTCGCGGTCGGCGAGCGTATCCAAGACCTAGAGGACGCGGAGGACGAAGTGGCGCGGCTCGTCTCGTATCTCGACCAGACGCCGTGGGGCGATTTGCAAGCGTGTAACGTCGAGTCATTCGAGGCGTGGCGCAACAGCGCGGTCGCAGAACAGGACCGCAGAGGCGCAAGATGAGCGCCAAGAAGCCGGAACTCGCAATCATCGGGAAAGACGGGAACGCCTTTGCCATCCTCGCGGCGGCAGGGCGGGCGGCGCGTCGGGCCGGATGGACACAGGAGCAGAAGAACAAAATGATGTCCGAGGCCACGTCGGGCAACTACGCACACTTGCTCCAAGTCCTGCACCAGTATTTCGAGGTCTGCTGACGCGGCAAAGCGGAAAGTCTGAAGGAGGTGTTTCTATGAAAAAGACCTTATATATGGTCTGTCTGGCGTGTATAGCGGTAGTTCTGCTATCGTCGTGCGCGGGGTTTGTGGTCGGCCTGAATCAGTCCATCGGGAACTATACCCCACAACCGGACCGTGCCGCCCGCTACTTCGCCGCGCATCCGTATCTTTCGGATGACATAAAGGCGGCGATTCTACGCGGCGAGGTCATCCTCGGGATGCACGGCGAGGACGTAGAGTTCCTGATGGGCGACCCCAATGAGACGAGCAATACGACGATGGCGGGGGCGGTCCTTGAGACCTGGTCTTATCGGGTCGAGGGCTTCGGCGGGCCGCCGTCCTATACGTTCGTGTATTTCACCAACGGCGTCGTCTCCTCCGTCAGTCGGGTCAATCGTTGAGCGCCATGGAAACGCTCATCGAATTGTTCTTCTGTCTGGCGGCCGCGTTCGTCATCGTCTGCGTCATCGCCGGTATCGAATGGATTGCCGGCCGAGTGACTAAAAGAGGCCGGAGGCTGATATGACGACGCTCAAGGGGCAACTTCATCGGACGGTTCAATGTCCGCACATGGCGCGCCCAATCGTCGTGACGTTGGACGCAGAGACGAAGCGCATCGGCTTTCGTGAGAAGGGGTGTCGGCACGTCTATTGGCTTCCCATTCAGACCATTTTTACGATGGCCATCAAGGTGGGGAATGCCGAATAGGCAACCAGGGCCGGGGAGAGCAATCTTCCCGGCCCTTTTTTTTGCCTAAAATATCTTGCTTTTCACGGCGAAATGTGTTACAACTTATTTATATCAAGGAGGCCGAATGACAAACGTGAAAGCAAATCAATCACCCGCCGCAAAGAAATGCGCCTATAAGCCGTGTCGAAAATCGTTCATCCCAAAGCGTTCGTTCCAGCGTTACTGCTCCCGCAAGTGCGGCTGGAGCGACTGGATGGCGAACAACTACGGCACGCCGGCGCACAAGAAAGTGGACGCGCTCGCCGCCCGCGTCCGAGACCTGGAAACACGGCTGAATAAGCCATGACGAAAAATCTACGAGGAGGTAACGTAACATGACGGAGGAGAAAAAGGACGCCCTGGGAAGGCCGTCCTCGGAAAAGGTGCAGGTGCCGGACGTGGCGAACGTCCGGGCGCTTGCAAAGGACCTGCTGGACTCGGGGCTGTTCCCTGGCGTCAAGAGCGTTGCGGGCGCGGTCGCGATTCTGCAAGCCGGGTTGGAGTTGGGCATCCCGCCCGTCGCCGCCCTGAATACGATGGTCATTATCAATGGACGGCTGGCGATGGAGGCGAAACTTCTGCTCGCGGTCGCCCATCAACGAGCCGGCGTGACGTGGGAGGTGACGAAAGAGGGCCCCGAGGGTTGTTGGTTGACATTCCATCGCCCCGGTTGGCCCGATGTCGAGTCCTCATTCACCGTCGCAGAAGCGAAGGCGGCGAATCTACTCGGCAAAACCAATTGGCAACTCTGGGGCAAAGATATGTACTTCGCCCGCGCCGCAGGCCGGGGTGTTCGCCGGATTGCGCCGGACGCCACGCTGGGATTCTATGCCCGCGAGGAGTTGGCGGACGCTGAAGGCGTCGACCTCAGCAAGACAGAGAAAGAGGACATCTTCAAGACTGCGCTCGACAAACTCGACGAAGTGCGCCAGGCAATCTCTGACGCGACGAGCGCGGAGAAGTACCCCGGTGTCGTGAGCGCCGAGGTCCACGCTCCGAAACCGGTCGCCGATGAGTTCAGCGGCAAGGGCGACCTGACGGACCCGAAGGTCAATCCGTTCAGCGGCCAGATGCCTGACGGGTGGAGCGCGAAGGACCAGGAGCGCTACGAGGCGTCCCTTCAGCGACCACAGACGGAAGTCGAGAAGGCGCTTGAGGCTGGCCTCGACGCGCCAGCCGAAGAAAGCGGCGCAGACCCGCTCGCCGAGGCGCATCACGATACGCCGGAGAAGCACGCCGAGAAGATGGCCGAACAACCGGGTCGGGGGCCGACCGCCTCGACCATCGCGCAGTATGAGAAGTTCGCGAAGGTCAAAGCCGACCTCGCGACGTTCGGCGTCGATGAGCAGGCGCTCTGGAACGGAATCCACCGCTTCACGCAATCAACCTACCAGTTGACGGTCACGGAGTTGTCGCAGTTCACGGAGCCGCAGTTGGAGAACGTCATCGCGTATGCGCACCGCTGGAAGAAGGCTGTCGAGAAGGAACGAGCCTCAAAAGAGGCGAAGAACAAAAGGGAGGATGCCCGTGGAAAATGAACTGAATGTCGAAGCCAAGCGCGACGCGCTGGCGGTGCTGTCGAGCATCAAAGCCCTCGCAGTTATCGACCAGCCGTCTCTCTCGCTCGCCAACGGCTTGCTGGTGCGCATCAAGGCCCTGCGCCGGAACTTTGATGAGGAGTTCAACCCTGGTATCGCCGAAGCCTTCCAGCATCACCGCACGCTCGTGGCGCAGAAAAAGAAATGGACCGATCCACTCGACGACGCCGAGCGACTGCTCAAGCCGAAGATCGCCACCTATCTGCGTGACGAGGACGAGCGGCGTCTAGCCGCAGAGCGCGCCGCACAGCGAGCGAAAGAAGTCGCGGAGGCGAAGGCGGTTGTCGCCGCCGACAAAGCGACGGACCTCATCCACGAGGGCCGGCTCGACGAAGCGGAGAAGGTCGTCGAACAGGCCGCCGTTGACATCGAGGCGGTGAACGCCAGCGTGCCCCTCATTCCGGACAAGCCGGTGGCGGAGGGCGCGTCGCTTCGCACGCTGTGGGGGTGGGATGTCGAGGACGAGAGCAAAGTGCCGCGCCTGTTCCTGAAACTGGATGAGGTCAAAATAAACGGCTATGTCCGCAACATGAAGGACCAGGGCCACATCGACGGCATCCACATCTACAAGACGACGACTGTCGCGTCGCGAGGGCAAAGATGACACAGCGGGCCGGGGAAATTCCTCTCAAGGAGCAGACGTGCGCCGTAATTGGATAAAACTCTACGTAGACCAGACCTTGCGGGGCTCGCTGATAGAGGAGTTGAGCGCCGCACAGAGGTGGATGTTCGTTGGCTTATTACTTATGGCTGGGGACTCTTCAATTCCCGGCTCCATCTACCGGCGCAAAGACGAGGATGGCGTCCCCATTGGTTATGCCAACGCTGTCTTGGCCGACACTCTTGGAGTATGCGAGGAGGAACTCGCCCCGGCGCTTATCCGGATGGTTCAGAAAAGTAAAATCATCATCGACGACAAGGGTGTAATCACCATCGTTAACTGGCACAAATACCAGTCCGAATATGAGAGAACAAAGGATGCTCCCTCTCGTCGTACAAAAGTACAAGACGATTCTGTACAAAAGTATCCCCAAGAGGGAGAGGGAGATGTAGATAGAGATGTAGATGTAGATAAGAAGGCCCTCTGCTTCGACCACCCCACCCGTTCATGGAAAAACATAACTGACGAAGATAAGGCGGCGTGGGCCGAGGCATACCCGGCGTGCGATGTGGCCGTCGAGTTGGCGCGGATGCGCGAGTGGATACTGGGGGCCGGGGCGAGAGGCCAAAAACGGGCATGGCGGGCGTTCATAGTCAAGTGGTTGAAAAGTACGCAAGCCGATGGCGGTACGCGCAACGTGCGAAAGGGCGAGTACAAGGCGTCGCGGGTGGGCGAGAGGGCCGGCGACTCGGCCGCGCAGCTCAAGGCCGCGCACGAGCGGAACCTGAAGAACTTCCCGGAACTCAAGGATGAGGAGGGCGAATGAGAATCACGCGCGGCAAGTGGGAGGTCCTCATCGGGCTGGTCGTCTTGATTCTGTTCCTCGCCGTGATGATGGTGGTCGTGGATGAGCGGTCGAGCCGTGCGCGGGACGAAGGCGAAGAAGGCCTCGGCTCTGCCGCACAGCAAACCGGCGGGACGACGGCGACGTATGAGGTGACGCGATGAGCATCAAGTTGACCGTCCCCGAGAGGGAGTGTCCCAAGTGCGGGAAATTCTTTAAACCTAAGTGCTGGACTCAGATTGTTTGTTCCCCAGGATGTCGAAAATTCTCTTGGAAGTCGCAATTAACAGGCACACCATGCGCCAGATGCGGTTGGCACGAAGCCCCTTGCGATCTCCATCGGATTAATCCGGGCGCAAAGGGGGGAGAATATACGCCAGAAAATACCATTGTTTTATGTCCCAATTGTCATCGGGTAGAGCATCGCAAATGACCGCCTTCAAGTTCCTCGGGTCCGGTTGTCGCGGATGCCCATACCATCGTGAGCGGAAGGCCGGAGTCGTCACGTGCGCCAATCCGAGATGGAAGCGGTCCAAGAACGTCAAGGACGAGGATATCGACCTCACGCCGTCGTGGTGTCCCCGAAGTCTGGCGAAATATCAGGAGAGACATTGAGCGAGCCAATATTATCTATAAACTTTCCGGGCGATCCGATTGCTCATGCGCGGCCTCGAATGGGCCGCGGCGGAAGATTCTATACTCCGGAAAAAACACGGACTTATCGTCAAAACCTAGCCAATGCGATTATAGCCGAAATGACCGGATCGCCTTATCAGAAAGGCGCACATGATACCTATGCGCTCAATGCAGTTTTCTATCGATCCACCCGTCAAAGAATCGATATTGATAATTTGATAAAGACTGTTTTCGATGCCGTAACGCAAACGGGTTTCTGGGCTGATGATTGCCGGGTCCACGAGGTATCCGCAAGGATAGAAAAGGCCTCAGAAAACCCGAGAGTTGAATTTTCAATCTCGTTATTGGAAGACAGGGGCCCGAAAAACATCAATAAAAAATATCAGTTCATGGAGCATAAGCTCTGCCCACAATGCGGACAGCCGATGGACCGAGAGAAGACGAGAAGTTATCCATCCTCAATCCGTAAATATTGTAGCCTGGAATGTTTTTCTAAAAGTCGGAGGCAAACTCTCACCTGTGCCTATTGTTTTCAGGCATTCGATCTCCCTAAATCGCTCACCAGAAAAAATGGCCTGAAGTATCCTAGAAAATTTTGTTCCAGGACGTGTTCCATTGAATATCATCGCCTCCTCAAGAGAATCAAGGGGAAAGAAAGTGATAAATGGGTCTGCTTAAAATGCGGCGGTAGGGTTAGTCGGAAAGAATATAAAGTCTGTCGAGCGTGTTCCATGACCACCCGGAGCGACCCCTCGTCGAATTATTGGAAACTGCGACACCCGCACGTCGAAATAAAAATCACAGCACCGGGAGAGGAGGAGTGAATGAGAGGGTTCATTTTGGGCTTTATTGCGGGCACATGGTTTGGCATCATAATATCATGTGTTGGCATTTACATTGAGGACAAGCGAAAGGGGAGATGATGAAAACTTATCTATGGAAGTCCATGAAGGCCGGGCTGGTGTCCGGCAGCGGAAAACTTGGGCCGTGGCCCATCGGTACATGGCACAAGCACCCCGGCAAACTCAAGATGTGCGAGTCGGGATTCCATGCCTCAGAGCAGGCCATCGACGCGATGCAATACGTCAATTGCGAGGTTATGGCCAAGGTAGAAGTGCGCGGGAAACACCTGGCGCAGAGCGACAAGCAGGTCTGGTCCGAGATGCGGGTTGTGAAGGCGTGGGAGTGGACGAAAGCCGACAGCGTGGCCCTGGCTATTTACGCCGCCGAGTTGGCCCTGCCGATATTCGAGAAGAAGAACCCCGACGACAAACGGCCAAGAGCGGCCATCGAGGCGGCGAAGGCGTGGCTGCAAGACCCATCTTCCGCCGCCGCCGCCTACGCCG